GTGAGTCACGGTTGCTACCAAGTTGCGGGGTACATCCAAGGCCCAAACCGACGCCGAAGCCCCAGACAGCATCGTTACCGTAGCCGGAGCCGGAGTAGCCACGTTATCAAAAGGCGTGGTGCCGTCATCCGCAGTGGTGTACGTGGTTGTGGTGTTATTCGGCAGCTCCGTAGAGGTCGCCGCCGCCACCAGATAATCCGCATCCCCTACAATGGGAGCGCCCAGGCTTACTTTGGTCAGGAAGTGCACCGGCTTTCCGCGATGCCGTCCCCGCAGAGTTTGCAAGCGACGGTCAAAAGCATTGCCGACAAAAACCTCATCGGCCTTGGTAATCGTTTGTTTGGTAGCCATAATAAACTCCAGCTAAAAAGCCGCCCGTTGGGCAGAGTTAGTAATAAGCGCGGGTCAGCAGCGGCTTGTTCGCCACCTGCTTCCTCACATCCAGTAGTTTGACATTAACCGGCTCACCGACACGGGAGCGAAACCGCTCCATCGCCGTGTTCGCCGCTTCCAAATTCATCGCGTCTGCGTCCCGTTTGGACCAGGCCAGGTAGGACGCATAGAGCAACAGGTCTTCGACGAAGAGGTCATTAACCTCCAACTCATCCCGCGAATAAGCCCAGGACAGGGGTTCCAGCGGTAAGCGTCGAATCACCAAAGATAGCGTATCCGCTGCCGAAGGGGCAGCGAATAGCGTAAGAGAATGCGCCTGCTGGTCCTCGTAGTAATACTCGGTATCCAGCGGGGCTACATACGTTTGGGTATCAATATCATCCCGATGATGCCGTTTAATCAGCACCCGGCCTGCGGTCACCAAATAGGCCCGCTCCACCGCCAGGATTAACGGGTCCAGTTCGTAGGTCGCAACCCCCGAACGGACCTTGATAGACGCATATACCGAAGTCGAATCCATCAACGGGTTGCGGCGGCAGAACTCCAACTGAGATTCTTGCAGATACGCAGTCAACTCCGCGTTCTTCCACAAACATCCCGAGTCATCCGTCAGCCAGTGATCCGGGCCGGTATCCCCGCCAAAATCATCCAGCCGCTGGCGGAGCCGAGTAACCGCCGACAACACCGTGGTGGGCATTTTAATCGCCTTCGAACATGTACAGCAGAACCACGGTAACCTTGCCGGTTGCCGCCGCACCGGTCACAGTGCAGGTCAGGTAGGTCTTGACGGTATTCTTAATAGGAGCGAACCAATAAGCCCCCGTTGCCGCATCAGCCGTATCTGCATCTGTGGCAAAACCGTCAGGGTCTGCCGTCAAGACATCGTCCGCATTCACCTTCCGGTAACCCACGGTAATCCCCGTGCCTGCACCCAAAGCGGCATTAGTCACGATAGCCCCAACGACCCGAGCGTTCTCAGGGATCTGGCCTAGCAACGCCACATCAGCAATCGACGCCGCCGCAAAGGTGTAGCTATACACAATCGCGCTCAACGTACCAAACGCCCCGGTATAGGTCACGTCACGACGAGCATACTCAGTATTCAAATCAGCCATAATAGTTCTCCGAAGCGCCCCTATTATAAGAGGCGCTTATGTTTTATTGCAACGCGACTTTAGCCGGGTCAGGAGCTACGCAGTCCACAGCGATAATGCCGTTGTCGTAAGAGGCCCCCAGCTTATCCTTGAAGCGGAGCTTGGCGTAGCCAGTAATGGCCGCGATAGATGCCTCGTAGGCATTACCGTGGTCTGACTCCTCCTCGTGCCAGTTAAAATGCGTACCGGAACGAGTGTCCTTACCAAAGGCTTCAGCCAGCCCCTGAGCGCCCAGCAACAGGCAGCGCTCGACGCAGTAGTTCGCTACTTCCGCGCCACCCAGATCAGCGGGGACCGTCGAGGTAGTAGTCGTGAAACTGGCGGCGCTGGTCGCCACCGTGACCGCAGTGCCGGGGTTGAAGCGGATCGGCAGGTTAACCTTCTTCACCAAAATGCCGTTCCACATACCGACTTCCCCCTTAAACAAGGGGTTAGAAGAACCACGCTCCCGCGCATTCATCTGGAAAGTACGCATCGACTTCTCAGTGCTCTGACGAACCAGGTTGTGGTACACGCGAGGCGGAACCAGCAACACGAACATCGGGCTATCATCCGCCGCCGCATCGTCGGCAAACCGCACCGGCTGCATCGGCACATCCAGCTCGTCAATCCAGGCCCGCAGACGATCCAGGTCGTCCAACGTCAAATAATCCGTCTCCAGGAAGGTATCCATGGAAGTGGCGGAACCACAGTAGAAGTGCCGATTATACGTCGGAGCCAGCACCGAATTCACCATAATTTCGGTGAATTCTTCGTGACTGGCCAGGGGCACCACCCACTCCTTCGAATTATGGTCACCACGCGCCCCGGCCATGTGCACCAGCTTGACCTGGTCGGCCATGCGGGCGTACCACGCCGACAGATTGGCCCGGCCCACGGTACGGAGATCGTGAACTGTACGATGTTGGCTCATCCGGCCACCGGCATCCACGCCGCCACGAACCTGGTTCAAGGTCATCGACATGACGTTGCTGGTGAGGTCCATCATGCGGCCAGAGAGCTTCCGGTCGCCCATGGTGGGCAGGCCTTCGATGATGTTAAAGGCGTCGAGCTGGATCGTATCGCCACCGCCTTTGGAAAGGTCGGTCAGGCGAACAATGGGGTAAGCCCGGTCGGTCGACATCTTTTCCAGAGTCGACATCGCGCCCGAAAATTTGGGGGCGGGGCCGGTCAGACGCTGGGTCAGCGACGGAGCGCGGCAGTACTCCGCAAAGACTGCGGCAGAGTAAATCTTGCGGGCTAAGGGATGCCCTACTGGGATGACGGTCTGCGCCATTTCGTTTCACTCCAAAATTAAAAATCGGTACGTCTCACGACGTTCCATGAACTCAGAACTGCGTCAGATACCCTCGGAGATCTTCCAGAGGCATCGACGCCAAATGCTGTTGCAATTGGACGGGTGACATCTTATCAATCCGCTCCACTTCGTTCGCAGAAGGCGGGGTCCCACCGGCCACAATATCGGAGTGGCTTAACGGTATATCCGGGGTCGCTTTCCGCGCAGGCCCTTTCGCTACCGGAGCGGTCGGGGTCACGGCACCCACGTGCTGGGCGTGGGGGGATGCGCCATGCAGCGCCTCCACTTTTGCAGGCAACATCGCCATGCGCTCTGACCAACCGAGTTTGGCGTACACCGGGTCGGTGGTCATCAGGTACTCATGCAGCTTAACGCTGTAATCGAAGTAGGGGCTTTGGTTATCGGCCTGCCAGGCCGTCAACAGCGGAGATTGGTCAATCGCCGCCTGTATCTGCTCCGATTCCGCCTGCTGGCTCTGCTGGCTCTGCTGCGACAAAGCCGCTTGCAGTTCCGCCATCTGCTGCTGGTACTGCGTCATCTGCTGGTGCTGCGCCCGCAGAATTTGATCCTGCACCTCTGTGCGCTTCAAGGCGAGGTAGGACTGTTGCAGCGTTTCCGCCTGATCGTCCCCCCAGTCTTTGCGCACCTGCTCCACTCGCGCCTGTTCCGTCTCAGTCAGCGCAATCGGCGTGTCCCATAACGAAGGAGCCGCCTCCTGTACCGGGGCCGGAGCCTGCGGCTGAGGTTGCGCCTGAAGCTGCGCCATCAACGTCTGAAACTGCTCCTGCTGCGCCTTGATCTGCGCTTCGGCCTGGACGGCCCGTTCCCGCGCCTCCTTGAGTACCGAATGCGGAATGTAATGCTTCCCATCCGCCGTCAGAATCGGGGCCTCTGGAACCTCCGCAGCGGGCTCCTGCGCCTCTGCCGGCGCTTCAGGCGTCTCCGCTACCGGCTCCGCTACCGGCTCCGCTACAGCGGGCGTTTCCGCCGCCTCTGGGGCCGTCTCGGCGTCATCAGGAAATCCCTTGGCCAACTCAGCCAAGGCGTCTGCATCTTCCGGCCAAGTGGTCGGGTCGTCTGGGTTAATCGCCATCATTTACCTCGTTTCGCTGAGGGAGCGGGTTTGGGTTTGGGTTTCGGTTGCATCTTCGCCAGTTTGGTCTGATGCTGCTGATCCATGAATTTCGTGGCTTGCTGGTTGGCAATATCACGAGATTGCTTGGTCATGTCGTGCTGCTGGTCCATCGCTTTGGTCGCCATCTGCGCCTCACGATCCGCTGCACCTTTCTCCATGTCGATCACCCGGTCGGTGACATCCAGGGAGTATCTATCGTGTTCGAGGCCGAGCTTGCCTTCGTCGAGGATCATGCCGTGCCGGAGCCGTTCCGCTTCCGCCTTCAGCTTCTCGACCTTAGCCTCCTGCTCCAACACCGCCATCTGTTGCTGCTGCATCAACAGTTGGTTCTGCAACTCTTCCATCTGCTGTTGCTGTTGCGCCGCCGCTTCCTGTTCCGGCGTCTGCCCGCCTTGGCCAGTGACCTGGGCAATGAGCTGCGCCATCTCCTCTTTCTGCGGAAGATCAGACGCCCGGATAACGATGTGCGCCACCGCCGCCTGGAGTTCAGGAGGTAAGCTCTTGAGCACTTCCGTGAGGTTCTGGAACTGCTGCGCCCGGTAGGTCGGGGTATCCGGAACATCCTGCAAAGCCACTTTGAGCATCATCGCCGGGATGCGGTTGGTAATCTCCCCAGCCTCATCTCGCGCATTGAAGACGAAGGATTTCCGCTGCCCCGCGAAGTCGTAGTAGACCGGGGTTTCGGCGTTGCCCATGTCCTCAGTGATGAGCGCCAGGAGCTGCTCTCCCACCTGAGTGCGGGAGTAAGCATAATTATCGTTGAGTTCAGCGAGAGTGGTCGCACCTTGTTCCACGAGGGAATTGATGGCGATACCGGAATCCGCGCCCGGAGTGGCCTGGCCCAGCATGGTTTGGTACACACCGGCGGAGGCCTGAATAGCTTCGGTCGCATCTTTCAGTACCTGAAACTGCTGCTGAGAGAGCTGGAAATCCGACTCCACGCGGAACGCATCCATGTTCTTGTTCTTGCGGTTCGGGTCCAACAACACCACGGCATCAGGCCGGGAGACGTTCTCCAGCACTTCATGCCAGGGTCGCTCGGAAGAGTCGCTGTCCGCGATAATCCGCTTGGCGCTTA